GCGCCAATGCCGCCCAACTGATTGTGATTAAGCGCACCAAACGAGGCGGCATTGCTGGCCGTCGCCTTGAGCACCTGCCCCGCAGTTAGCCCGCTCACCGTGTGATACGCGCCGAGCGCAGATGTTGAGGCGAGTTCGTGGGCGGCCATTGTTGCCACGCCGCCAGTTGATGTGTTGCGCCCGCCCGATGTGCCGATTGCCCGCATGTCGGGGAGCAAGTACGGGCGCAACTTGCGCGCCAGCTCAGGCAGGTCGGACTCGCGTAAAATCATTGACGCAACCCCCATTGTGCAAAAATGTCCGGCACGCCGCGCCTGCTCCAGCGCCAGGCGTCGTTGCGAATATCGTATTCAACACTCTGTAGATAGAGGGGGGAAATCCGTGAATACGATTCGCTGCTAGGCAAATCCTTGCGCTTTGCCCATTTTCCGGCAGGCAGATAGCCGGGACTGCAACGCGTGCCGTCAGGGTGGAATAACTCCTTGCCCTGCACCTGTACCGCGGCGGTTTCCTCGTAGGACGGCTCTTCCTCGATCTGGAATGTGCGCGCAGGGGTAACCTTTGCGATCAGCCCGCCGCCACCACTTGTCCCTTGCTCGATCAGCCGTTCCACCTCATCAAGCACGGTGCTGCGTCCGTCGCGGTAATGGCGCGTGAGTATCCCCGTCGTTGCAACCTCTGAGGTTGCAACAAAATTGCAGGATGCCAGCATTGATGCAATCTGCGTTGCGTTCTCGCGCGCACCCCATGCCTGGAATGGCATATCTGCATCTGCGGCGCGGGCAATCCAGGCGGCCCCGTCCCACAAACCCATAGAGCCGCCCGCGTATCCGAGGTCTTCGTCAACTGCGACCATGTAGTAATGGTCACTGCTGTTGATCCCCGTGCGGCTCAAAACAATGTGGTAGTTTGTCCCCGCCGTCACGCTTACCGGCGTGCTCAAAGTGAATTTCCTCCAGCCGGAATGCGAGCCAATTGCCGACCCCGCCAGCGTTGCCGAGGCCAGTACGGTTCCAGGGAAACCGCCGCTATTCGCACACAGTTCGACCTTGAGATTGTCGGTCGGCGTCCCCCCCTTCCAGACCTTGAGGCTGATTTCAGCGCACGCCCACGTTCCCACCGTGGGCGTCCACTTCATATAGACTTTCTCGCCGGGAATGCTGAGCGTAATCGTAGGCCCCGGATACCCGTTGTTGAGAGTCTCCGCAACTCGGATTTTGAGAAGGCGGGTGATCGTCACGCTCGCCCCATGCGATTGCGTGACGATGTTATAGCCCCACCATTTCTGTGTTACCAGGTGGTCGGCTTCCGCTTCGTTAAGCCGCCAGTACCGATCGTTGCTCCCGCCGCTAGACCCGCTGACCTTAATAAAGTCATTTTTCTCGAGGAAGCCAAAACCGCTTTGGCCTATGCCCGTATCATCGTCGCCGATCTGCTCCGCAGCCTCGAAGCGGATTGTGGTAGAGGTGTATGCAGTCTGCTTACTCTGGTCTGCCGCCGCCTCTATCGTATATACACCATCGTTGGACGAGCTTCCAGAAACCTTGATTTTGTCCTTGCTGTTTAGCGCCCGCAGAGCAACGCCATTGTGGTAGATGGTGCTGTCGGCGGCAGTAAATGCAATTTCACCGGACGATACCTGCCAGCCTATTGCTTGCTCGCCGTTCTGCGTATCGTAGATTTCACGTCCGCTTGTGTCGGCGTAGTACTCCCACTCCAACGTATTCCACCAGCCGCGGCATTCGATGATTGCCTCGTCTTCGTCGCCGCCGCTTGCCCCTTCGTCTGGCGATAGCGGCCACGCGTGGAGCGCGAGGAACTTGTCACGCAGTTTCTCCGCGCTTGTCGCGTCAGCATCGCCCGCACTGTACAGCATTTCCTTCGTGCCATAACGGGCGATGCTTTCGGCATTCGTCGCCGCCGCCGTCTCCTTGTCCTGTGGCGCGCCGTCCTCGTCTTCGACGGCGTAAATGATCCGCACATTGTTGTACATGTCGGACAAGGACAGGCTGTCGGTAGAGCCTGCAACCGTGACGCTCACCTCATGCACGTATCCCCACCACACTAACTGCCCTAGTGGATTGCGAATGCGCACGTCATAGCGCAAGAGGCGCAACGTCTCGCGCAGGGCAACGGCTGGCCCCGTGATGCGGATGCGTGCATCCTTGCACCCGCCTAGTGCTGATGCGCTAATGGTCTCGGGTGTAATAGTGATTCCCGCAGGCGGAAGCCACGGCAGGCCGGTCAAGTCGTATAACTCAATGTCCCACGTCATACTGTTAGCCGCCGTTGTTTAACCCATGCGCGCGCAAGGAACTTGTCAGTGACTGTAGTACCGGTAGCACGCGCCACCAGAATGTAAAGCCTGTTTGTTGCCCCCGGCTGAAGAAGAAGTGGCTGCCCCTGCATCGTCATGAATGGATATTCATATGTCCCATCCGTGACAAAGGAACGTTTTTCCGATTCGTCAAGAACGACTTTTTCACCGCTCGCCAGCGAGACCACAACCGATTTTAAAAATCGCGTTGACTGGGATGGGAGTAAGGAAATCCAGTCCAGTTTCACGGTCTGCGAGGTCGCCGTATAAAACTGGATAACGAGGCGCAATTCGCCATAGGTGATGCTGTAGTCGCCTGGCGGGATTGTCAGCACCCCGCAATCAACAGGTTTCTCCGTTGCTGATCCGGCCAGTTGTACCCTGTCCCCGCTTGCCAGGGTGGTCGAACCGCCAGCCGTGCGAATCTGCGCAGTGACGTAGCCTGTGGGCGGATCATCGCCAGATGCAAAGCCGATGAGCACGCGGAAAGGGCTTCCCGCACAGTCCTGCACCGTCGCGGCGCTCAACGTGTAATGAATCTCGTAGGTTCCTGATGCCGTGTACTGGCGCGCATTACCGCCGGAACAACTGGCACAGGATACCGATGATCCGCCTGCCGCCGCTGATTCCGCCTCGATCATATGCGCAAAATTGGCGGGGTCATTGAGTGCATTGACGCTTAAGAACCAGTTCGACCAGGCAACCGTTCCGCCTGTCGCGTTCGCTAGTTCAAGTTTTATCGGAGCGGGCAGGCTACCGGTTACCTCTGCCGCGTCAATGTCCAGGTAGTTAACTCGGTCTGTCGGCGGCGCGCCAGAGCCGTCATTGACCACATAGACGGCCAGGCCAGATGTATTGTTCGTGCCGTTCGTATTTGTCAGCGTCAGTTGCGTCCAGTTGACGGTCTCAAAATAGCGCCGCGTGATCGACAAATCCACCTCGATTTTGCCTCGCCGCAACTGATCGGCAATGCTTACATCCTCCAACCGCCCATCGACTACTTCGGCCTGCCACGCTTCCGCCTCGCCATCCCACTGCACACGGAAGTACACTCGCGGCCCCACATGCAGGAGGGTTCGCCGCCGCGCTTTGTCGAGAAGGGTTTCCACGGCGCGCACCGAGGTCGCAATCGCCGCGATAGTTGCTCCGGAAATCAATAGTTTGAGAGTGCCGGTTACCTCGTCATTGTTGCGCCCGCTCTCAGCGCCGAAACTCCACTCGGTTGCCAGATATGCGCCGCTGTTGAGTGCAATCGTGGTTGTGCCGTCAGTCAAGGAAAAAGCATGAGCCATTAGCGTCGCCTCTGGATTCGTTCAATGCGTCGCGCCAGCGTTTCGATGTCAAGAGCGTTGAGCACCGTCGCATTGATAACGACGGGAGCGGGTTGCATCATGTCCGACGTTTCTGCGGCGTTCCACACGCGCGCACCCCACGGGAGTCGCACCAGTTCCGGCCCGCGCTCCCCTACGAGCGTTAGCCCGCCAGGAACCGAAACATTCCCCGTCGCTTCCGCACCGCCTGCACCTGCACCACCACCACCGCCGCCGCCGCCGCCACCGCCAGAGAATGGCGGTGGTGTGCCTCCCCAGCCCGTGATGTTAGCAACGAAGTCGATTACCCGCGATGCGGCCCAGTTGAATGAGTTAATGACGGCCGTAAAAGTCTGAGTCGTGCCCGTCTGCCATATGAATCCGGCGATGTTGGCAACAAAGTCATAGGTTGCGGAGCCTGCGCTCCACAGCCATGCGGTGACAATCGCGCCAAATTCCTGGATCGCGGGGAAGGCAGACCAAACAAAATTGACGATGCGGGCGCTGTAATCGACGATCGCTTGTCCAGCGAACGGGATCACCTTTGTGATTTGCGCCGTCACGTCGATGACGAATTTGCCGAAAGCGGCTGCGCCGCCGCTCATATTCGCGGCGAGTGTGTCCCATGCTCCCCCTACGTCAATATCTGCCATCGCCTGCTGAAATGCGCCATTCAGCTGCGCACCCAGAACGCCGACCGTTTTATTCATAATCGGCGCGTCGCCGAAGTCCAGTTTGTCCGCCTCGGCCATGACCCATTCGCGAAACGCAGCGCCAACGGGGGCCCCGCTTTTGCCGCCAGGCAGGTAGCCCGAACTCAGCTGTTTAACAAAAGAGTCTCGCAGCGCGCCGACCGCGTACCCCGCGAACGTCTCAGCACCTTGATCGCCCCACGTGATCGCGCCGGTCTGTATCCCAATGTTGACCGGCCCGAGCGTTATCTTGTCCGTGCCGAGCGCTGCCTGTAATGCCGCCTTCGCCGCTTCGAGCGGAGCCATCCCCATCGTGTCCGTTAGGTATACATAGGTCTGCAAGCCAACATTAACCTGCTGTATGATGGGTTCCGCCCAGCCTGCCAGGAGATCGGCCAGCGTCGCACCCGCCCACTCAATGATTGGCGATGCCATCTCAATCACTGGCTGCACGGTGCGTACTACATTTTGCAGAGGCTCTTCTAGCGCCGCGCCAAAGGAAATCTTTGCCGCCGTCATCGTGTCGCTGAGCGTTTCCCACGATGATTTGAGGTTGTCAGTGCGCACCTTCGCAGAGTCAAAGGCGTTCGTGTCGGCGATTGTCGCCTTGAGCGCGTCGTATTCTTCCCGCGTCAACCTCGACAATGCGAGCGCTGTATCCATCCCCTGCGTGCCAAAAATCTGTGCTGCATAGTTAATGCGCTGTTCGTCCGTCAGACCGCCAAAGGAGTCCGCGAGGATTCCGACGATCTCATTCATCTCCTTGAGATTGCCAGTCGCATCGAAAAATATATTTGAGCCGTCTTCAGCAATCAAACCGAGTTCGGCCATTGCTTTGGCCGCTGGGCCGGAGGCCGGAACGAGCCGCGTGAGCATTGTGGAGAATGCCGTGCCTGCCGTTTGCCCGCGCACAAACGAATTGCTGGTTCCGGCGATGACGGTATTGAAGTCGTCAAGGTTGACACCGAATTGGGCAGCCGTTGCGCCGCCATTCGCCAGGGCGTAGGCGTAGTCGTTGATGTCAAATTTGCTTTGATTGATGACGCCCGTCGCGCCGTTGACAATCGTCGCCGCGTCGTCAGCGCTCAGGCCGAAGAGGTTTAGGGCGTCCGATGTAACATTGGCCGCGTCCGTCAACTGGCCGCCCGTTGAGTTGGCGAGAAGGATCGTCTGCTCTGCCAGCCCACCCATGATTGTATCGGCGGTTGCGCCCTGTGTAGCGAGCACCTCCACGGCCGCCGCAGCCTCATCCACGCTAACTTTCAGCATGGGATTCATGCCGAGTTCGAGAATGAAATCGCCCAGTTGTTTCGCTTCGGCGGATGTTCCGCCCAGCACGGCGGTGATTGCATCCATCGACGCGCTAAAATCCGCGCCGGCGCGAACCGAACTCACACCAAGTCCGACAACTGCCGTGCCCAGCTGCTGCACGCCGCGCACGGCCCCGCCAATAAGTTGCGCGCCGAGGAATCCTGCACCGCTGGCCGCAGCCGACCCGAAGAAACTCCCGCCCGATAGCCGCGCTGCAAACTGACGTAGCGCGCCCTCAGCGTCGCTTGTGTCCGCGCTGACTTTTACGACAAGTTCAGCTGCTGTGGTCATTGCGCCGCCCCTTTTTTGCCATTACCTCGCGCGCCTCATTTTCCGCCGCCTCTGCAATCAGCGCCCACTCCATCCACGCAATTGGGCGATCCATTAACTCCCACGGCGCAACCCCCATGTAACGCGCTGCCCGTAGCAGCGGATACCACGTCGGCATTGTCCCGACATCGCCGTCCGTCGCGAGGTAGCGCCTTAGTTCTCGGCGCTCGTCGCGTTTGGGCGGTTGTCTGCCCCGATTGCAATGACGCATGCCACCAGGAACTGCGTGGGCAGCGACGAAAGAATTTCCCTCGTGACCTGCTCAGGTTTGCCCTTGTCATCGACGATATCCCAATCGACGATGATGCTCGCCAACTCATCGGCCATACCCGAGGCGGGGCGGTTGTCCCTGCTAGCCTGGGCAAGACGCCCCTCTACGGCGGGCGTCAATCCGCCCGTCGTGTAGGTGATGTTAATGATCTCCCCGTCGAACTCCACTGCAACCGTGCGCCGTTTGCCAGCAACCAATTTTCCCAGTGTGATCGGCATAGGCTTTACAACCCCGCAAGCGTGTTGATGATGATAATCTCGGACGTTTTCGCCGCCGTGGAATCGTAAAACGCGCCCATCGTCCATTCGATGGCCATGATCCCATCATCGTCCGAGAGCGGGGAAACGTCGATCACCTTGCACGCTGTGTCAATCTGCAAGTCATAGTAGTCCGCGCCAGAAATCAAAGCGCCCGTCGCTTTGATGCGCATGTACTTCGTTGACCCAGCACGCATGTTCGTGAGCAGCCCCATGCCTGTGGCGTCGGCGGCCAGCTTCAGTTTCAACTCTGCCTTGGGTTCTGTCTCGACGCTGGCGGCCCACGATGTACTACCGTCAAGCGCCCACACCGGCCCCCACCTGTCTGCCATGCTCCAACTTACGCTTAGTGCTCGTGTCAATGCACTGGCCGCCGCGAGTCCGGCCCATGTGTCTGCCAGTTTGACGCTCACCTGTGTAGGCATGACTACTTGAGGCGCGATTGTGGTAGCACCGGCGGTCTTGGTGATTCCGTCCGCAATCGCCCGCCCGATCATCGTGCCGCGCACTTCTGCACCCTTGCGCGAAAATTCCAGCGTCAAGTCTTTGACGACGCCATAGGTGAATTCGTGCGCGCGCGTCGCGTCACCTTGCTCAATGGAAAATGTCTTGACCGTGCTGGCCGCCGTTAGACCAGGCTCGAAAGTCCAGGTCTTCGCCGATCCCGCGCCGCTGGGCAAGGCATAGGAAACAAGCGAACTCAGGAGGTAGACCAGTTCCGTGTAGGTTACTGGCCCGCCTAGTTTGCTCTCCGTCCACTCCTTGTTAAGCGCCGCAACCGTGGGAAACTTTTGGCCCGTCGCCCTGTATTGCGTAATGTCAACCATTGCCCCCGGCTCAAGTGACAGCGCCGAAAGTTGCTTGTAGCCCGTGTTAGGGTCTGTGCCTGGTGTCGCCTCTACCGCAATTTGTACGGTAGAAAAAATCGTTGCTCGCTCTGCCATGTCTCACGCTCCTACTGTGCAAACAGTATGTAGATACCGCCCAAGTGCCTGTACTCCCCAGACGGCGATGATTCGACAAATGAAAACGGTCTTTCGCGCACGCAGGCGATCACTGTACCGCGCACGTTGCTCCCGCTCGCCGCATGCAGCACGGCATCGATTCGATTCGCCGCCGCTTCAATCGTTCCGAAACTCTTTGTCTCGCCAATGACCTTGATGATGTAGAGCAAGTTCGCCATGATGCGCGTGGGGCCAGTCCCCATTACGTCGCGCCCCGCCTGATTCTGGTAAACGACGAACGGGAAGGCCGCGCCTGCAGGAGCCAGGTAGCCGTAGATTCTCCCGCCGACCGCCGTGCTCAGCGCGGTATCCCCGCTTAGTACACTATGCAGCCATTGCTCAGCAACCAGTGTTTCAGCCATCCGCCACCTGGCGCAATTCCTCGATAAAGGCCGGAAACGCCGCTTCAGATGCTGGGATCATGTACGGATGCGCAGGCATTCGGCTCGTGCCAAACTCCTGATACGACGCATATTCGATCCCCGTCGATACGGTTCCCTCTAGCCCTTCCGCCTCGCCCGTGATGCTGGATTTCAGCGCGCCGGTATCCACCGGCGCAAGGCCCTTCGCCCGCGCTTCCACGTCGAAGACGCAGCGCGCCACCGCTTGCTCTGCGCGGCCACGCATGGCCTCCGCGATCTGTGGTATGCGGTTGCTCGTTACCACCATGACGATACGCATGTCTCAGGCTTTCTCTATACAGATACAAACGCGCGCCGTCTCAATCGTTGCCCCGCCCAGAATGCCCAGAACCTCGAAGGTGCGCGTGCCGACGGTAATCTTGTCCGACTTGCGTACATCCGTTTCGGCGGCGAAGGTGATGCGCCACAATGCTGCCTCGTTGACCCTCGCCCCAACGAGTTGGTAATCTGGCATGTTGGCGCTGGCCGCGCAGCGACATACCGCAGTGACGTTCGTGAGCGTCTCCGTTTGCCCCCCCATGTTGTCACTGACTAGCGCCCGATGCGTGATTGTGCAGGCGGTTGTCAAGGTTTGCGCCTGCGTTGCCCGCATGGATGCAACTTCCGCCGCGCTAAGCATCTCCGGTCACGATCCTCGCATATGCCACGCGCTGATTGCGGCGAAACTCCCGCGCCTGCGCGAGCAAGGCTTCGCGCTGTTGACTGCGGTGATAGGTTCCGCCGTCAACGCTGAAATCATACTCGCGCGCCAACTTTGCCGCCCACGCTTCCAACGCCGAAGCCGCAGCGCTGTGCAGATCATAGATGTTGCCCGTCGCGTAGACCGCCGGTGCATGGCCTGCGCTAAACGTCCATCGCCCCGCAACTGGGTCGCTCGTTGTTGGTGTCAACGTCGCCCCAGCACTATCCGTCAGCACCGTAGCGTTATCCCATCGCTGGAACGCGCTGTAAAACGTCGTTGGCAATGACTGCCCGCTCAACCAGACATAACCGAGAGGCTCTTCGTTGACTGCCTCGCGGGTGTCATCGAGAAACGACTGTACATCGTAGTCGCTGAACGTTTCCGTATCCCCCGAAGGGTCTGCGATCAGCAACCGAACCCGTTCGATGAGCGTTGCCATTTCGGAGCGGACAGTCATCGCCGTTACTCCTTATGCCGTCTTGGGCAGGCGGAAGCAGCGCACATTGCACCCGATAGTACCGCTCGCAGGTGTGAATGTTACGTTGATCTTCCCGTCGTCCTGGATAAAGCGCGCTCCCTCAAACGGCCCGATCATGAGGTAGGCATTCTGGGCGATGTTGCCCGTCGTAAATGCCCCCAGACCGGCGCGCTGCGCTGGCGGATTGTCGCCCGCTACAATCGTGACGGTCAGATTCGCCGCCGCCGTGTTTTGGACGAGGAAGATTATCCGGTCTGCTACACCCCCCACGTCTGCGGGCAACGTAACCGCCGCCGTGCCTGTATCCAATACATCCGCCGTTGGGTACGCCGTCGATGTGTTTGCGGTCATACTGGTGACCGTGATTGCTACTGCGTTAGCCATGTCTCATTCTCCCCGGACTAGGCGTCCGCGCCTTCCTTGGCAAAGCAAACCGCGAGCGACGCCGGTCGCACGACCTTGGCGCCGTAGAGCAGGAGACCGCGCACGCCGTCGCTGAAACTATCCTGCAACCGGATCGCCTCCATCGACGGCGACTTCTGGATCGCCAAACTCACGGCAAGGTTTGTCCCGAACATGCAGCGCCACGTCTTGGTAGATTGCCCGTCGTTGGTAACGTTGTTTGACTCGTAGATGTCGAATCCCGCGATCCGGCTTACGAATCCGTTGACAACGCTCTGGCCCGTCACGCCCGCAGGGTTGGCGACGAAACTACTCGACTTGCGCAACATACCGCTAAACCACGGCGGCACTACTGCCCAGCGCCCCGTTTGCGGGACATTCTGGGCGCTGAGCAGCACGCCCATGTTGACGAGCGTCTTGTACGGGTCAACCTCGCCAGACCCGTAACCGATGGTCTTCGCGGAGCCGCCGTCCGAGCCGAGTTTGTTGGCGCTGGCAGCGTCGCCATAAAGACCGGCGACGTATGCATCGATCACGTCCGCCATTGCATACGCAGCTTCGCGCATGGCCTCATCGATCAGGTTGGCGTTGACCTGGATTTTGTCCACGTCGTCAACCTTAAACGCAAAGTACTTTGCCTGATCGATGGAGAGGGACTGCGTCGCATCGGTCAGTGTTGCCCACGAAAGCGAGGTGCTGTTTTTCGTGTACGTCGCCGTGCTGATCGCCCCGATTCCGCCGATTTTGACGGTATCCCCCGCCTGCGTGATCTCCCCCTCGTAGTCCCTGTTGCAGAGACCTGCAAAAACCTGCGCCTTCTGAAGGTTGCTCAGAATGCGCGCGCTCCACAGGGTTGGAATGAAGTTGTTTACTGCCATTATCTACCCCCCGCGGCTTTCATCGCCGCTTGAACATCGTCCCATCGTGCATTGATTTCCGCTTCGGACATTTTGTGCACATCGGCCATTGTGAGGCGACTACCTGCGCTGCGACCAGGGTTTGTTACGCTCGTTCCGCTCGCCGCAGATTTCAACTGCGGGTAGTCTTCCATCACCTTCGCCGCCGCCGCCTCAACGTTGACAGGCAGCCCCGCATCGTCAAAATCGACGGCAACCAGTTTGCCGAGCAACCCCGCATCCACTGACAGTTTCGCCGCGACCTTTGCAATCGCTGCATCCGCTCTGGCCGCACGCAACTCCTGTAGCGCCTGCGCTGCGGCTTCCTGAGCCGTCTTCGCTTGCGCCGCCAGTCGCTCCGCTTCCGTCTGTCGCTCCGCCTCAAACGCTGCTACCCGCGCAGTCAGTTCCCTGTTCTGCGTCCGGTAACGCGCCGCTTCGTCGCGCAACTTGCGCACCATGTCCGATTCTGATTCCTGGGCGGCGACTACCTGAGTCGCTTCCGCTTCGCCCGCCTGGGGCGAAGTTGTTTCGTTCACTCCCACGCTCTACCTCCTGGGTAGCCCTGTCATCGTATGCGAGCCAATCCGATATATCTGTCCGCTTCGTCCGCGCCGAGAATGGCGCGCAGACTTCTGGCGTATCGCATCGAACCCCACTCCGGATCGTGCCTGCGTCCCACAATGCTGCGCTGGCCGGTTGGCGTTAGCGTGACCGCGCCATCGCTCCACGCCTCATACATGCCGTGCCCGAGTATGTGCCTCTGGTCGTCTCGGCTCAGCGTGACAAAGATTTCTCCGCCCGTGCGGCGGAATGGCGTTTCTCGCCCCTTGACAAGTGGGGCTTTAGTGCAGCGCCCGCAGGGATGATCGTCAAGCCTCTCACTGAGCGGATGTACGGAGCCGTGCATTGCCCAACACGATGCGCATGTACGCCGCTGCTGTGCTGCAACCCATACCCAGCCATCCAGCACGTCCGAGTGATTCAGGAAATTCTGGTGCGCCGCCTCGTTGTAAGCGCGCAGGGTTTCCGTCCGCGCAATGACAAGTGCCCGCGTTAATCCTACCCCGTAGACGTTGCGCAACTCGCGCGCCGTGAAACGCGGGTTCCAGCCTAATGCGACGCCCTTCGCCAACGTCGCCGTCATATCGTCAGCAATTCCCGCCTGTATCCCCTCAAACAACCGACGCAATGGGCTTCCATCCGAAGCGGCGCCAACAAGCGATTCGACGGCGCGCGGGTTTAGTTTGCTGAAAACGCTCTGCATGGGTGGTCTTGCCGCCCGAATCGCTTCGTCTGTGTTAGCAATCGCCGCCTCAATTGCTGCACCTTGCTCCGTCCGCACGCTGTCAGCCGCGTAACTTGCGAACCGACGTAGTTCCGCCTCTATTTGCGGGCGAATCAGTCGCCGATGCTCATCAAGCAAGCGCTCTTGCTCTGTGAGCGGACGCCCGCCAAAAGTCTCGCGTGCGTCGATGCGCATGACCTCGCGGCGCAACCTCTGCCATGATTCGCCGTAGACGCGCACCATCTGACTGGCCGCAGCGCGCTCGCGCCGCAACAATGCCGCCCTGTGTCGTTCAATTGCATCCTCAAGCTCGCTCGGCATTTTCGCCCCTGTCGAATGCCGTCAACAGTTGACCGCCCAAGTCCGCGCCTTCCGCCGCCTTCTTTTCCTTCTCCTGCGCGGCGTTGTAACCCAGTTCGCCGATCAACGTGTCTTTGCTCACGCCGATTTGCTCGGCAAGCAATGCGCCCTGCAATTCCTCGAGACGGTTCGCCGGCAGCATATCCGGCCAGCGCAGCATCGTCTCGTTCTCTGCCCCGTACCCGCCAACTTCCAGCAAGCGGCGATTCAATTCGACGATCATGCCCCCATAGGTTAGCCTCTTTGTCTCGGTCTTTTCGAGCATGGGGCCGTACAGGATACGCAGGGCGACACCGGACAACTGCCCAACACCGTCAACCCGCGCCAGGCTCACGGGAGGCGTGCGCGTCAACTGCAAGATTGTAGTTTCGAGTTCTTGGGCTTGCTGCATGCTACCCGTCAGGTCGCTCGTCATTTCCAGCGTGTACATTTTTGCATCGGCACTCGGTAAGATAACCGTGCCATCTACATCCATCTTCAGTTCGGTCGCCATAAAACCCGTGCCGACGGTGCGCGGGTGCGCGTGAAAGCGCAAAATCCGCTGGATATTTGAGCGCACAAAATTGTACGCATCGACGACGTTGACAACATCGCCCGTCAGGTCGGGCAGGCCATAGTAGTCGTTAGCCGCGGGCAGATTCTGGCAGTCGATAATCGGCGGCCAGTCATACGGCCACACGGTGCCCTGGATAACCTCGAATCTCCCGCCGTTGCGGCTTTCTTCGTCCACAACCTCCCAGCGCCCAGCCTCATCGCGGCTAATCGTCTGACGCTTGACCATTTGCGAGCCGTCGCGCGCCTCTGCCCCGAACTGGATCAGGTAGCGCCAGACGGAATCAATATCGTCGCTGTCCGTGAATACCGCGACGTACTCAGGCGGGAGGTTGATTAGGCGCGGTGCGCCGCCGCCCGCCGGAAGAACAACTTTCACAAATGCATGGCCGCACACTGCCCCATTGACGGCGACCTTTTGCAATAGTTGCGCCTTGCGGTTGACCTTCCAGACATTATCCAGCCATGTTTCGGCGGGCGTCGTCTCCCCCGTCGATATTTCAAACTGCAATTCCTGCCCGAACAAAAATGAAACGGTTTTGTCAACGATAATGCGCCCGTAATTGATCGCCACGTTGTCGTTCGGCCCATTCGGCTTGACGGCGAGCGGTTGGCGCAAATTTCCCAGATACACATCCCACGCCTGATTCATCGCATCAAGGCGCCGCCGCTCTTCGATGCTGAGCATCTCCCGCCACATGAGAGACGAGAGTGAAGGGGAAGCGGCGCTTACCGCCGCCGGTGCATTACCAAACATAGAGCGCGCCCAATCGATAACGGCCATTAGTTCAGTTCCAGATGCTCACGCCGACTTCGGGCGAGCGACCTACAGCCGCCCACGCCAGAGCCAGACTCATTGCGCCATCATCATGCAAACCGGACGGCGCGGCGTAACTGGTCATTCCGCCAGGGGTGCGCGTGCCCTCGATACTCTCCAACTCGGCCCTGAGCACAGGATCGTTCGGGATGCGGATGCGCCCGTGTTCAAATGCCGCGGCAAGAGATTCGATGATATCTGCCTTCGTTGCGTTCGTTGTCGTAAAATCGCGCACCGGAACACCCATGCGCCGCAGCTCGTCATTGTTGGGCTTGCCCATGCTGTTTTGCTCACCGAGCACAACCTGCGCCCGCCATTGACGGCATGCCGCTGCAATGCGCCCGCGCTGTACAGCGTAATCGATACCGTTAAACCTGTCGCTATGCACCACGTTACCCGTCGCAGCGTCCAACAAAATCAGCCATGTAAAATCCGTGCTGAAAGCCCAGTCAAGACCGCCGACGATGGTCATTGACTCCTGCCATGCCTGTGGCAGGTCGTTCGATATTGCGTCGCCGACAAAGCGGATTACGCCCGCACCGCCCTCGACGAACTCGGCTAATATCTCCTGACGGAAAACCCGCTCCGGCATGGTCTGATACAACCGTTCGATTTCCTCTAGCGGGATATTTGGATTCTCAAGCGGGTGCACCTTGCGCACCAGTTGCCCGCCAATAACCTCGACGCCCAGCGTGGGCACTTGCCAGGCCCGACTATCGTCGCGCCCTGCCGCCGCTACATGCTCCTGATAGAGCCAGTTGCGCCCTTTCGGCGTGCCGATTGCCCAAAGCCATCCATTCGTATCTATGAGCATCGGACGCAGCACCTCGTACCATGCCGCTGGCATAACGTCCGCCGCCTCATCGATTACGATCCCGTCCGCGGTGTGCCCGCGCGCATTGTCGGGGTTGTCGAGCGAGCGAAACATGATGCGCCCGCCAGACGGAAACACCGCTTCCATACGCGACGTGTTGAACGCGGCAACCTCTCCCGCAGCGTAGCGCGTTTCATCCATGCCGATGCGCACTTGCCCATACGTCGGCGCGCCCCACAGGATATTGAGGCCCGACGCCGCAGCCTGCACGGAGATCGACATTGCGAGCGTGGTTTTGCGCCAGCGCCGCCCCGCCTCAAGCCAGTTAAAGCGGCGCGCCTGCCTCTGCACCACCTGTTGACCTGGGTGCGGATAGGGCAGGCGAATCCGGCTGCTAGTCGCTGTTTGTGCGCCAGTCATTGATAAACTCAATTCGCAATGGCCCCCCATCCGCGCCGGTGACTTCCTGCCGTGGCCCCCAGCCGCGCCGCTTCGCCGCTGGACTGTTGTTGAGCGTGTACATGACGGCGGTCATATCGCCTTCGTGGACTTTCCGGCGTAGCATTGTCTCGGCTACGTCAACGAGTGTTTCCCGCGCATCCTCGCATATCCGCTTGAGTTCGGCGTTTTTCTCTACGCGCCGCCACAGGCTACTTCGATTCACGCCAAGCGCGATGGCGGCGGAGGCAATGTTACCGCCGGACTTCTCGAGGGCGATGGCTATAGTTGTGTTTGGGAATTTGGTTTTCGGCATCTTCTACCCGCTACGACTTGCGTACTGTCAAGCAATAGTGGTACAATGGAGCAGTGAAACTCGCTACTTCCGCCACCATGAAAGGCCGCCTATGGAATCAAATCGCAGGACAATCAAACTGACGGGAGCGCAATGGCTGAA